TTAAGCTCCAAAAACCTTCATATGTTCCCTCTGCATCAGATTCACTGATACATGAGTATAGACTTGTGTTGTCGTTATATACGAATGCCCCAAGAGTTCCTGAATAATTCTGATATCAATGTTGGATTCTAACAGTGTCGTGGCGAATGAGTGGCGGAGCATGTGGCAATGAATCTTCCTTCAGATTTCTTCAGAATATTCCTTAAAGATTCCACATACCCTGGACTTACTAATTCATTTCCCGAAACCAGGATCATCGTGACGAATAAAGAGCAGCTTTCAATCTCCTTTAAGTTTTCTTGTGTGTCAGCTCCGTTTACTAATTGGGATTTCTGTTGTTCTGAATTTAAGATATTCACGAGCTAGATCTTGAATTTCTTTATTGTAATATACAGTTCTCCATTTGTCTCACTTGCCCAGAATATCCATTTTTGTGTCTTTTATGACATCCTCGGCCTTAACTGAGAGAATCTCAGAGAGCCTCATCCCCGTAGTATATGCAAGTTTGACTAGGAGATAATTACGCAATTTATCTTCTTTATTTTCTTTCTTCTCTTCAATTTTTTTCAGGAACGTATCCATCTCTTCCTGAGTCAGATATTCGACTTTGGTTTTTTTATATTTTGGAATTTCAATCCTCTCTGAGAGCAGTCCTATATTGTGTATTTTATTCAAATACTTAAATAAATTCTTAACCGCCGTAACCTTTCTCGCGACTGTTCTTCATGAGATATATCCTCACTTATCAGCATAGATACTTGTTTTGTTGACTGGAATCTTTTTCAGAAAAAGAGTATATTCAAAGAAAGTTTTTAAGTCTATGGAGTCAATATCAATATCCAAGCCTATATATTCATAGAATTGCCTGATATCATATCGGAATTGTTTGACAGTGTTTGGTTTATTATTAAGACTTGAATATGTTAAGAAATCATTGATTAGCTCTAGTGTTAGTTTCATTTGTTGCAAAAAAAGAGTAAAAAATTATGAGTATTCTTTACTCTCTGTATATCCGAGTAAAATTATATTTGAAAAATCATAAAAAAGCAAAAAAATAGGAAGTAATTTTGTAATTACTCTTGATTTTTGCTCATTTTTTAATAGACTAAAACTCGGATTTACAGATAAAGTAGCGGATATACTCGTAATAATTTTATTATTGCGAGTATTTTCTTATGATTAAAAAAATCTGAAAAAAGAGAAGAGAGAGGGTTACTAACGGTGGCTCAGAATCTTCTCTTTTTTTGCAAATTTACGAAAAAAGAGGCGGTAAGTCAGATTTAACCTGAACTTACTACAACAAAGAAGAACTCCAATCATTCCAATTCGCTCATATTCTCCCGAAGGGAATGTATCCTGAATACAGGCTCAATCCTGAGAATATTGTATTCGTGGATTCTATCGAACAGCACCAGTGGGTAGACCGCACAGTTGCGAGGAATAAGGCCATATTCAAGGACTGGATTGATTGTGGAGTTGCACGCCAGCACTTAGCTGAGATGCGAGAGCATCCGATCATCAAGCCTCTCAGAGAGGCTGGAAAGCTCCCGCTTTGATCAGATTTTTAGATTTTTTTGTAGAGTATGGAACTTACAGAAAAAAGGAGATCAGAGACTTGAGCATTCTACACTCCTAGAATGCGAGCAGAAAAAGCTATTGAATATATGAGTAGAGAGCTTTGAGATCTTCATAATTATATTTTTTATGATCCAGCTTGTTGAGAGTGAGCTTTGCTTGAGGCTTTGCCAGATGATATAGAAAAATTCGGAACAACTCTTGAAGAAGAAGATGCAAAAATCTGTATGGAAAAGGGACTAGTGGTGGATCGTTATGATTTTTTGAGACCGTGAGCAGAAGATTTTTGTGAATGGCTGCGGTCTCGTTCTTATGCGGACAATAAACCTATAGTTGTATTTACCAATCCTCCTTACTTCAAGCTCAGCAAGGAACAATATCCTGGAATAAGAGAAAAATACTGATCAAATGATAGTGTAGTACTCTTTTATCGTAGGATTATGGATCATCTCCGCCCAGCTTGGCTTTGCGGATTCAATAAGCTAGATTTGCGACAAGCTCCATCAATGGAAAACTTTAGAGAAGCGCTCTCCTATTATGGGAAGCTTGAAAAAATGTTTGTCACTCCATCAATGAGTCGACCAGGACTCAAGGGGAGGTTTCCTATAGGATTCAATATGATTCAATCCTATTGGTGGAAACTCAAAAATCTCAATAAGCAGTAGTTTTTTAACTCATTTTTAACAGGAAAAATGTCAGAAATCAAACCCAAGAATGGTATCTGCTCTCGCTGTGGTTACGGTATCCCTGTGTGGAAAAAGGGAAACCTCTGTGTAGAGTGCAGCAAAGAGCAAAAAAAACCTGACCTCAAGCAGATTGCCTCAGCCTCGCCGAGCGAAGCGAGGACAAAGAATCTCTGACTTAAGGCCAACCGCCGAAAGTCTAGGAGGAAGAAGACTTAAGGCTTACACCGAAGAAGGATCAGATTTTTTATCTAATGATATATTTATACTCATGCTTACCAACATCCTCAAAGAGCGAATAGATAACAAACTAGAACTTCGAGAGAAGCTAGAATACGATAAACGATCCATCAGAGCGCACAACTTCTACTGGAACTGGAATACGGTTTGCTTGCCAGCGATACAGAGATACAATAAGCAGATCAGATTATTGCAGAAAGATATCGAGCGTTATGAGATATGGATAAGCTGGCTAGAGAGATTTGGGCTGTAGTTTTTTTATATTTTATTTTCTTTCTTATGGCAAAGAAGCAGAACAAGACCACTAAGGAGAAGAGCCTTATCAAGAGGAAGTGGTCTAGTATCCAAAAAGATCAGGAGGCAAAAGGAGCTGTTTTTTTAGGCAGGCCTGAGAAGTTTAAGACCCCTGAGGAGCTGAGGAAGCTATTTAATCTCTATCTGGCGAGTTGCCAAGAATTAGTAAAAAAAGAAAAAGAAATTCCAATTGATATTATGGAAAAACCAACAGTTAGAATCCCAAAAAAGGATAAAAAAATCAGTAAAGATGTTCTGATCACTGGATATGCCATATCAGAAGAACGAAAACGAACAAAAATCCCCACAAAATTAGGCTTCTATCTTTTTTTGGGTGGAATGAGCCACTCAACTTGGAAATCATATGAGATAGCACCCGACTTTTTGGCAACGGTAGAGGCGATCAATAACTTCTTTGAGCGAGTGCTAGAAAGTGGAGGTCTTGAGGGAACGATGAACCCTCAGATGGTGCAGTTTGTGTTGAATACCAGTTATGGAAGGAATCCGAAGCAGGTCGTACAGAATGAAGAACCTCTTAATAATGACCCCATAAGAGAGAAGCTTTTACTTTTAAAAGATAAAGGAAAGTGAAATACCAAATCCTGACTAGAGAAGAATTAGTTTTGCTAGAACCTTTCGAAACGGAGCTGGATGAGGAGGAACTTAGCCAGTACCTTGTGAGTAAGGGGTTTTATGATAAAGATTTTTTTTGTCAGTATTTTTTGAGTGGGTATGGATACTTAATTCAGGGAGAACAGCTCCCTACTCCACAACATCACAAGGAAATCTGGGAATATCTGGATAAAAAATCTGATTTTAATCTCATTGAGCCAAGAGGACACGGGAAAACAACCGCAATCCTTGAGTGGATCTTGCGAGCAATCTGTTATGAGCAAGAAAAATCGATTCTGTATATTGCAAATCAAGATTTGGGGAAACAGGGGTTGGGGAAAATTAGAGGAGAGTTAGAGAATAATGATTTACTTCTAAGGTGTTTTGGGAACATCGTTCCGATCAATAGCGATGATCTCAAAGATAAAAGATTGAAAAGATGGAAACAACAACAGTTGGAGTTTTTGAATTGAATATATTTGGTCACCATGACGAAAGGTCAGGCAGTCAGGGGGCAAAGACCAACAAAAATCATTTTCGACGATCCTCAAGAGAATAAGGATGTGATGACTAAAAGTATCGTGGATAAGTTCAATACTTGGGTATTCTCTTCGCTTTATAATACTCTTCTCCCCTGAGGAAGTATGACGGTGCTAGGGACAATCGTAGGGAATCTTTGTTTAGTGCTCCATCTGAAGCAGGAGAAAAAATGGCCAACCTTGTATCGTGAGGCCTGTGATAGTGAATTTAATAATGTTCTCTGGCCTGAACTCTGGGATAAAGCTTCATTGATGGACAGAAAAGAAAAGGTATGAACTCCAATTTTTAATCAAGAGTTTAGACATATTCCGCTCAATAGAGAGGATGCACTGATTGCTCAGGAGTGGATCCTCTACTATGAAAATCTCCCATCAAGCTTTGATCGCATTATTATGGCGGTCGATCCGATCAAAAAAGCGAGTGAAAAATCAGATTTTATGGGGATTGTGGTAGCTGGAATGCTTTGAGATCAGATTTATGTTCTTTTTTCTAAGGGGATCAGACTCTCAAGTCATAAAGCAGAGAGATTCATCCAGCTTGTATATGAAAAATATAAGCCAGACATTATTCTTCAGGAGGATAATATCGAAGTAACGATGATTGATAACCTCAAGAAAAAAGGCTTACCAATCAAACCAATTAGTTCAACAAGAGATAAGTATACAAGATTACTCAATGTGCAACCTCAATTTGAGAATGGAAAAGTTTTTTTTAGGGAGGGTAAAGATGCAGATCTCATATGGCAATTGACTAATTTCCCTGATGTGGATCATGATGATATTATGGATGCTCTCGTATTTATTCTCCTGGCTAATAAAAACAAGAAAAAAACTAAGATCACTTTAATTTGATAAATTCAGAAGATGCTCACTACTGCGATCAAACAATATCTTAAGGAATACGGTATTGCTAACCTCTCTAGAGCAACTGGTGTTACCGATCAAACTATAATGAATTTTTTGCATGGGAAGCGTACATCAAAGAGAACTCTTGATCGTTTTTATAAATTTTTTAAGTTAGATATTGATTCATTTTATATTTCTGCTTTGACTTCTTGGTATTCGAGTACCAATGGCATCTGAAGTATTGTCCAGCTTTTTAGGTTGCAGATGGGGAGATCTCAAGAGGAATTCTCAAAGATGATTGGGGTTGATACGAGGACACTTCAGAGGATAGAGGCGAATAAAAATCCGCCAAAAAAGAAAACTTTTGATCTTATAGTGCAGTTGCGAAAGGAGTATTTTTGGTGAGAAGCATAATGTCGTTGAGATTTGGGTAGTTTTGAATGTAAAGTTGGTATTTATTTTTTTGATTTCAAAATATGGGGAAGATAACGGAGATCAACACTTGATATGACAAGATTTTAAAGCTTTTGGGGGGGGAAGAGTCTCAGCAGGTTGCTGGAGACGATGTTATCAGTATGCCTGTAGCGACCAAGGTATACGATTTAATCTATAATGGGAGCTATATCGCAGCTGCGATCGTAAAAAAGATTGCAAAAGCAATGAATAGCTGATGGGACGTAGACGATGATGACCTCAAAGATTGGCTCAAAAATTTTCCTGTTGTGTATGTGGCAAAGTGTCTTATCAAATATGGAAATTGTTATTTGGAGGTGATTAGAAAAAAGAATGGGGAGATTAGCAGGCTTCTTCCGATTCCTACTAATACAATAGCGAAAATTAAATGAGGGTGATATAAACAGCAAGTAGGAGCAAAATTTAGTTATTTTAATGAGTTTACTCCTCTCGACCAAAGAGATAAACAGAAAAAAATTTGGATTGGTACTTGAGCACCAACCAACGAACTCAAATATAATAAACTCAAACAGAGTTGTTGATATAATCCTAATCTCAACGAAGTAATCCATTTGATGGACCAAGAAACTGACAATAAACGGTATGGAAAGTCAATGTTTGAGAGCTGTATGCACCAACTCTTGTTGCTCAGGTATATTGATGAATACTACAATGCCTATTTTGACAATGGATGCATCAGGCTTTCACTCTTTCATGTAAAAAATTTGAAGGAAAACGAAGAGATATCAGATGAAAACAGAAAAATATTTGCTGATTTCATGAAAGAGCAAGCAAAGGGGCTTCAGAATGCTCATAAAACTTTGCTCATAGAAAATGAGCTTGGAAAGATTGATCTAACCGATGAATTAGACGCTAATCAATGGATTAGTTATCGTAGAGAGCTCCAAAAGTCTATTGCAATGGCCTTTGAAATGCCGTATGATATGATTGACTCCTCAGATGCTAATAGAGCGACTTCGACTTCGGCATTAGAGGCTTTTTATTCCTATACGATCGTTCCTCTTCAGAATATTATTCTCGGATGTGTTGAGAATATTGTTGAAGATGATCCAAAATGGAAAGATAAGAAGATTGAAAAAATTGCCTTTTTGAAGATGAATACAAAAAATCTAAAAGAAGAGAGTGAAACTGTAAAAAACTTGGTTACTAATAAGATTATTACTATCAACGAGGCGAGAAAATGGATGGGATATGCTCCTATTGATTGAGGAGATATACTTATTGGGGGAGACCAAACAAATCTTACTCTTGGCAAAGAGGATATTGATACAATCAAAAAAACAAAAGCTTTACTTCAAGCTGAAATCAATGACCTTAGCTTCTCGAAATAAATTTGTTATCCAAAAAGTCCTAGAGCCTGAAATCAAAAAAGAGGATCAGGATTTTTTCCCTACTTGGAATGAAAAAAAAGATTTGCTCCCATTAAAATCAGATTTTTTACAGCTAATAAATGCTCTTTTTGAGGAGCAATATCAGCTTGCAGTTGAACAGATTGATAAAATAGTAGAGTTTAAGATACAAAAAACTGAATATCTCTCTCGAACAGCAGAACAGTTTGAAAAATACACAACTCAGATATCAGTTCCACTGCAGGTAGCTGCTGGCAAAGGGATGGAATATCAAGAAGTCGTGAATTCAAAATCAGGACTCTCAACTGAGCTCAATCAAACTGCTGTAAAAAATCGAGCGGACTTGCACGCTGGAGAACTTATCACAAAAATCAGCGAGACGAGCAGGATGAGGATCAATAAACTTATTACAAAAGCATTAGATGAGGGGATGGACAAGCAAACACTCAAAGATATCCTTAAAACTGACTTCTGATTTAGCGAGTATCGTGCAAATCTCATCGTTAGAAATGAGTTGAAAATGGCATATATTCAGTGACAAAAACTCCAATTTGCTCAATGGCAAAAGGAAAGTGGACTTAGAGGTTGGAAAGATTGGATTTCTCATCGTGATGATAGAACAACAGAAGGGTGTTTGAAAAATGATCTTCATGGAGAGATTGAATTCGATCAACTCTTTCCCTCAGGTGATAGCGAGCCACCAAGATTCCCTTGATGTCGCTGCTCAATTGCCTATCTTCCATATTCTGAGGCTGAGCTTCGGGATGAGGATGATATCAAAGAATATCTTGAAGCTTTTGCGGATCTAGATAAAAAACCTGAGAATTATGATGATCTGAGTGTAAAAGTAGTGCCTCCACAATTCTTTGACTTGCTTTGAGAACAGATAACGTATAAAAATCTGATTGATGATCCTTACTTTGATCCGATAAGATGAGTCCTTAACCTTGATGGATTGTCTGGAATAGCGAGAAAGTATGCAGAAATTCATGAACTTGGGCATAGTTTTCATTATTTCGCAATTAGGGGGAAGAAAGATCGAGTCTTGAAGTATGATGCAATTCAGGAACTTATCAGAAAGGAAATTGAGGAGAATACTGAGACGATAAAAAAATATTTCCCTCAGGGAAGACAAAATGCGTTAGAACTCTTTCAGCTTGAAGAAATTTTTAAGGCAAAAAATTATTTCGCATTGGAGAAGCATACAGATCTCCTTTGAAAGACAATATTGAAACCGAAGTATACTGGGGTGTATAAGCGAGATTATCAGGTGGTTGCTGATTTGATTGGAGCAATAACCAAAGGGAAGTTGGGTTGAGGACATTCGATTGAGTATTATCTAGAGAAGTGATATGAGGAGGTGATGCCTGCAATCAACACAATACATTTTTTTGACAATAAAATACTTGAAGTTCTCTTACCAAAAAGTTATACTGCGATGAGAAATTTTTATTTAGATTTATGAGTAGAATTTTAATGTTAGATGCTCAACTTTTAATCGATGCCTATGGATTACAACATAAAGTAAGTTGATTTTGACCGCTTTTTTGAGGGATAGATCTTTTTGATACTGATGCTTGTATTAAGGCTCTTAGAGAGGCTCAGGGAAGAGATATTGTGATGCAGTATCCGAAAGAGAGTGTTATGAATGGTTGATCTGTCTATGATGGGGGACGTCGAGTCTATGAATGAGAGATTGATCCTGAGTTTGACTTCAAAAGATTCCTTGATCGAGTAGAGGAAAACGAAGAAGAAATCAGGAAAAAATTGGGTGAGAAATAAAAATGTCGTTGAGATTTGGGTAATTTTAGACACTCTTGGGGGTGTCTTTTTTATTTTTAAAGGAAAATGGAAGCAAAAATTGTCCGCAAAATAGCCTCTCTCAACACGGTGCTCTTCATTGCCCTTGTCCCTGATGAAGTGGATGGGAATGGCGATATTATCTCAGCTGATGAGATCAAGAAAGCAGCGTATGAATTTATGCTCAACCTTCAAGAAAAAAAGGTAAATGTCAATCACGAGGAAGATACTGAAATAGCTTCAGCTCACTTTGTGGAGAGTTATTTGACGCTCTTTGATATGGAGCGAGGCGATGGAGTGATTCCACAATGAACTTGGATATTGGGGATTCAATTTGATGATGAAACTTATGAGAAAATTCAGAATGAGGATTTTGTTTGAATAAGCATAGAAGGGCTATGAAAATACGAAAAACTTTAGTTTGATTAGTTAGTAAGATGAAAAAATTAACAGATCTCACAGTTGATAAAATTTCACTTGTTACAAAAGACAAAAAACCTGCAGTTGAAAAAGCAAGTACAGGATTTTTTTCTGTGTTCAAAATCAAAAAGGAAGAAAACCTTACTGAAGAACAGTTGGCTAGAGTAGAAAAACTCAAAACATTTTATGAACAAAAATAAAAATGTCGTTGAGATTTGGGTATTTATCTTGAAAATAAGAGTATGCGTAATATTAAATCACTCATCTATCAAAGACTTGTCGGAGACACTCTTCTGGCTGATAAAGTAAAGGGAGTTTATCCGAATGTAGCTCCTAAGGAATCAGGAAGTCCTGTTATTATTTACAATCATATTGTAGATGAAAGGCAAGTTGTAGTTCGTAATTCGCTCTATCAAGTAAGTATTCGAGGCGGAGATTTGGAGGAGCTGGAGCAGTTAAAAGAGCGTATTGTTTGGCTCTTCTCTCGCTATAAAGCGGATGGAGTATCCCGAATAGTCCAGAGCATTAACGAAAGCTATGATCACGAGACTGAGGAATGGGGAATACATATTACGATGAAGTGTAAATTGATAGATTCAGGTTTTTAATTCTTTTTTTATAGTAGAATGCAAACAACAGTACAAAACAGTAATGTTATCAGAATGGGGTCAGTGAAATTTTCAGCTGACTTTGGTCAGTGATATGTGGATCTTGGAGCACTTAAAAATGCTAGTCTAAAAATTACCAAGCAAAAGACTGAACTTACTTTTGATAACGCAAAGGCAACACCAAAGGTAAAAATTTTAGAGGCGATCTTAAGTGCAGAACTCTATGAACTTTCACTCGAGTCAATCAGGAATATTAACGGACTTGGAGAATTCAGTTCGATCAATGGAACTCAGCAAAACAAGACTCAGCTTATTAAGGCTGGTAGTTTGCAAGCTAATTCAGCATTTGTACTTGAGGGACAAAATGCAGATGGTAGCAAGCCAACAATGACTTCTGTAACTTATGATAAGTGAGCTGCTAATACTGCTTGGGCAGAGAATACTAATTATTCACTCACAAAAGTGAACGGGAAGTGGGCTATTGTCTTCAAGGCCGTAGTTGATAAGGATGTCGAGGTAGTGTATAAATATACTCCAGCTAAGAGTAAGGAATTGCTCTTCAAGGATGTAATCTCTAATCAATCACTCAGCAAATATAAATTTGAGAATGAGAATGGAGATGGAAAGGTATTTATGATTGAATTCTTTGAATGATTTAATAATTCAGATAATTTTGAAATCAGCTTTAAGTCTGATGATGAGACTAATGATGCCTCAAGTATGCAGGTAGAGATTAAAGCTTTCCCTACTAAAGACAAAAAGCTCTTTAGAATCGTTGACGAGCAAGATGAAAACTAGTCGTTCATTCTCTTCTCATAATAGCTAAGCCCTTAGAATAAGGGCTTTTTATCTTCTCATAAACTACATGATCAGAAAAATATATACCTTCTTTTTTGGCTGAATGGAGTTGAAAGTTTGAGCACTGCTTTGGTGAGATCTTTTACTTTTGACTCAAAATCAGGAAGATGCGGTAATGAAAATTCTACTAGAATATAACGAGGTGATCCCTCAGCTCTCAGCTGAGGAGGTGCAAGAAATTCTAGTTACTATTAGTGCATCAGGGGAAACGGACAAAAAGGGGAAGAAGCAAACTGTTGAGGAGCTGGTATTGATGGAGACTTTCGTGATGGTACATACACATCAGAGGATAGAGGACATCAGGGGGCGGACGATTCAGTATTTTTTTCTAGTTTCTAGGTGTATCGGAGCGGCACTTGGGCATAAGAAAGCAGATGAGGTTATTAATCCTGATGGGGTAGATAGAGAGGGGGTAAGGGATTTGACTGGGGGGAAGAAGGAGGTGGTGATGTAGAAACTGATAACTCGCTTATTGCATAAAATTGCAAAATGGTCTTGATAATCTAGAATTAAAAGTTATACCTCTAGTATCTTTAAATAAGAGGTTGAAAAAAATATGATATTGGAAAAATCACTACTTGATACTCTCATTTCATGTAAAAAGCGCGTTGATAAAGTAGAGCCTCGTGAGCAGAAAAGTCAATGAAACCATAAGCAACAAACCATAAAAATAAGTTGATGAGGCTACTTTTTTGAGCTTTATACTCGTAAGAATATGGATTTGTTGTTCAATTTTTCTGCTTGACTTTTGTGGAAATGACCTGAGTGAACTGTTTGTCTATGCAGATATAATTGAAACCACTGAGGGCATAAAAATCCTGATGGGCAGCAAGTCCTCGGATATCATAAACATATTTACAGAATTGAGGACAAGGAAGCCTGATTGAATGATGATGCTTATGCTGAGCAAACTGATCAATATGATTCTCTTGAAAAGGCTATTTATCAATTATGTATAGATTATAACATTGATTATGGAGATAAGCTTCCTTATTTGCCGCAAAAATGAACTTTATTTGATTTTGAAGGAGGGAATGAATGAAATAATGCTTCGTGAATTTCTCAATAAAAGTTTTGATAATCATATTTCTTTTAGACTGGTAAAACCAAGTACTTACCAGTTGTTTTTGCCGTATTATCATTCAGATGGAGATATGATTGATATCTTTATTCAGTTTCTCTCTGATAGTATTACATTGACAGATTTTTGACAGACGCTTATGAGATTGAGTTATTATACTGATTTGACAGCTAATGGAAGAAAAAAAGTTTTTGATAGCATTTTGGCTACTTATAATGTAAATTGTGATGACGAAGGGAGAATTTTTATTAACTTCAAAGAGAAGATAGAATTATTCCCTTCAGTAATGGAAATGATTGCTGTTATAACAAAAGTTTCTGATATTAGCTATTTAAAGACTGAAAGAGTAAAAAGTCTTTTCTATGAAGAATTTGAAGATTTTGTGATGACTGACCTCAAAAATAGTATCAGTGGGAAAGTTGACATAAAGAAAGACTTCTCTCCTGCTATTGATGAGAAAAAAAGCTATCAAACCCCTTTTGCTATATTGAAAGAAGATAGAGATCCATTGTTATTGTTCCCTGTTTTGAATTCCGATAAATGTAAGGAGGCTGCAATGGCATTACTTTTTTATCAGACGAAGAATTTTAAAAATAATTCAATTACAATTTTTAATGATATGTCAGAAATAAGTGCTAAAGATGCATGAAAATTGATGGATTTGTCTGATAGGCCTTTCTCTGTATATGACTCAGATAATAAGGGGAAAATACTCTCCTATGCTCAGCTTTGGTCTAGGTAGTATGTATTATAGAAATCTATTTCAAATAGTTCTAGGTATTTGGATTGATGTAAATTAGCTACCTGAGGACTTCCCTTTATTTAACTATAGGTCATCTCAAATGAAAAAAAGTATGATACTCTTTTCGTTTTTAACTTTATTTGCTATATCATGATGTGGAAGGCGGGATGATATGCCTTCTCAGAATATAACCTCTTGAGCGGTAGTGAGGAATATTATTTGGAATATGTCTCCAGAGGAAGTGAAGCATGCTGAAAATATTAAAGATCAAGAAATAGTAAGGAGCTATTCGTCATGAGATGTACAGGCTTTTGAAATCATCTCTAAGTTATGAGACAAAAATATTTCTATAGGATATAACTTTATAAATAATAAGCTTTGAAGGGTGTATTATCTCTTAGAGAATGCAAAATTTGGAGATTACTTTGAATATAGGAGAATGCTAGGACAAAAGTATTGAACTGGAGACATCACAAGGCAGGAATTTGAGGAGATTCAAAAAAGAAATAATGAGCTAGAAAGTGAGGCTGATGATATAGAGAAATCTGATATACCAGACAATCAGAAAAAGGCTAAATTAGAAGAGTTTGAAAAAGAAATGCAGGTAAATGCCTCTCGCATGCAGGAGTATCTATTTTCAGGTGATATTATCTGGACAACGGATATGCCACCAAAATTATTTACTCCAGATCAGAGACTATTTTTGGGGGATATGTATTATTTTCATAATTGGGAGACTAATCAGGGGATTGTTCAAATAGCGTTATGAAAAGGAGTTCATAATTGAAATCCTCAAGTAAATATGTTGGTAGAATATGCAGACGCTTGATATCAAGAAAAGATAGATAAAAGTATTCAAGAGCAGAAACAAGAACAAAAAGAAGAAGTATATAACTCATTATAAAAATAAAAATGTCGTTTGGTTTTTGAATATGGGTCAGAAGAAGGAAGAGCTTTACTAAAAAATATCCATGAAGAATATAGAGATAAAACATTAGAACTTATGTGAGAGGCTTATTGATGACCAAGACCTTTATATTTAGCTAAAAAATATTTTTAATTTCTATGTTATTTTAATGAAAAAGCGTACTATTAACTGAGTTATTTATGTTATATTTTTTGTTCTTTTGTGTATGGGGGTTGGATGTGTTCGATGGCGAAAGTATCAGAATGCTGAATGAACACTTTGCAAAAAAGCTGTCCTCTTAGAATTAAAGTCTCCAAGAACAGCAGAGTTTGATGGGGTTTCAACCTATTCAGTATTCCCGATTTATTGAACAGTACATAGTCAGAATTCTTTTTGAGCATTGGTAAAATCAGATTTTCGTTGTTCATTGGAAAATGGAAAGGTTATCGTTGATTGGTTGTAAAAATCGTTTTGTCGTTGAGATTTGGGTTTTAATAAGCAGAAAGGAGCTAAATTTTAGCTCTTTTTTTGTAAGGATGAATAGCAAGCTTGGTGATTTGTATATCTGATTTGGTGTACAGGCTGGAGACCTCCAGAAATTTCACAATGAAATTGTGAAAGAGATGAGAAAAACTTGAGAAGTTTCTTCTCAAACTATCGAGAAATATATCTGATCGGGTCTAGAATGAGGGCTAGAAACCGCAAAAAAAATCGCTGAGGAGAAGTTTGAACAACTTACGAATAAGGCCATCAAGCTCAAAAAGGAAATCGAAGAGATTACCAAAATTCATAGAGGCTGAGGAGTTGTTGCAGGAAGCTGAGAGATCGTAAAAGCTTATCAAAAAGTTAATGATGAACTCGATGAATGGAGAGGGAAATTGAATGATATCGAGAAGAGAGAATGAGAAATTATTAAGATGAAAAAAGATGCTGAATTAGAACTCCAAAAAAGCTGAGAACTCTCAAAAACTCGTCTCCAGAATATGGTACAGGCGATTGCTGGAAGTGCTGTTTTTGTAAAGATAAAAGAGATGGTTTCGTCTGTTTTTTCTCTTGGTCGTGAGGCGAGAAATAGTGCAACAGCCTTTGAAAAGATGCTCTGATCGGTAGAGAAAAGCCAATCATTTATGAAGCAGCTGAATGATTTTTCACTCCGCAATGGGATTGATCCTCAGGTTGCCAGAGACAATGCACAACAGCTCTTGTCCATAAATATTGAAGCTGAAAAGGTGATTCCAACAATGGAGAATCTCTGAAATGTTGCCAGTGCACTCAATGTTCCCTTTGAAAGGCTTGCTCTGAATTATGGACAAGTAAGAGCTCAGGGGAAACTTACAGGAGCAGATTTAAGGGATTTTCTCCGTGCAAATGTTCCTCTTACACAAGAGCTGGCTAAAAATATGAATGTCTCTGAAATGGAGATTAAGAAAATGGTGGCTCAAGGGAAAATTTGATTTAAAGAAGTAGAGAAGGCTTTTCAGACTATGACTGCCGAGGGTGGAAAATTCTATGGAATGATGGCTGCTAATGCGAGTGTTTGGGATCAGGCTAAAGTGAGTATTAAGCTCATAGGAGAGAGTATTGGTCAGGCTTTATTGCCTGTTTTAGATGCACTGGGGAATATTGTTAAGTATGTGGCAGAAGGGATAAGATGGTTCGTAGAAAAGAACAAGGTCCTTGCTACTATTGTATTTTCTGTCGTTGCAGCTGCTTGAGCTGCAGTTGTATGATTAACTGCACTTGGTGGAATTCTACCTTTGCTGTCTTCTGGTTTTAGTGCTTTAGGTATTAGTGTAACTGCATCACTTGGACCAATAGGTATCATTATCGGCTTGGTTTCAACTTTAGGACTATGAATTCTTTCGCTCTCTGCTTATCTAGAAAAGAAAAGGATGGCTGTATATGATTCTATAAAGTCTGAAGAAGATCTCAAGAATGCTTTGGAAAAGCAAAAAAAAGAGCTAGAAGAATTGAAGAAATCTTATGAAAAATGAGAAATTTCTCTTAAAGAATACAATAAGAGAGCAAGTGAGGTGAAAGATAGCTTCGATGCAGGAACAGCAGGATTGAAATTACATGATCAAATACTAAACAAGGCAAGGGGAAGTTTAGAGGCATTTAATAGTGTTAAGATCAACGAAACAAGAACTAGGCAAGAATGGGAAAAAACAAGGCAACAAGCGATTCTTGATGCTCAAGCATTCATAGCTAGAAGAAAGGCTATGGTGGCTGAAGCTCAAGCTTCTTTAGATAGCCTTAATAAAAAATATTTTGATACTTCTAGTATCGGAGCTGGAATTGGTTCATTTTTTAATTATCTATGAGAGCAATTACCACGAGGAAGAGATATAGAATGAGAGATAGGAAAATTTAAGAATATTATTTCTTCTGTTTGACCTGATTTGGAACAACGGGAAAAACAGCTAGAAGATCTCAAAAATGCAAAATATACTCCATGAAAGTGAGTTTGAGGTGGTAGTAGTGACTGAAAAAAATGAAAATCAGCAGAAGAAAAAGCCAAGGAAGAGGCTCGTAAAATCAAAGAAGCAAGACTTAAAGAGCTAGATGAGTATGTGCAAAAAGAAGCAGAAAGGATCCAGAAGGCTGATCAAGACAAAGCTCGAAAGATGGAGCAGCTTGCAAAACTCAAAGAAAGTTATGATCAGATGAAAATAGATATTGAGGGAAAGACAACGGAAGACCTCCTAAAAATAGCAGAAAAATATAAGAAAGAACAATATAAAAACTATGAAGATTTGAGTAAAGAACATCAAAAAACTATCGAAGATGCTGGGAAAGATATTGAAAAATATCTTGATAAAATTGAAGAAATTGGAAAAAAATTTGAGGAAAGTCAGGAGAAGGCGAAAGATTCGATTGCTAAAATCCAAGGAGAGCTAACCAAGCTAGATACTGATAAACAGTTAGATATTGCAAAGAGATGAGCTGATGCGAAAAAAGAGCTTGAGAAAGAGGAAAAGAATCTCGCAAAACTTCAAAGAGATCAGAAAATCTGAAGTACGGATGATGCAGAAAAAATTTCCGAAAGCCAAGAAAAGATTCGTAAGCTCAGAGAAGAGATCTCTTTTGTAGAGGAGAATATCACGGCCGAGGTAAGAGCTCAAGCTGAAGAATATCAGAATATGAGTAAGGCTCAGCAAATGATGGTAGAATACCAAAAACAAAGAGCAAAGCTCGTAGAAAAGCAGGAGATATTCAAGGCATATACCAGAGCAAAAGATGTAAAAGATAGCTCTGCATTCAAAATCGAGAGGAACGATGCGGGAGAAGTGATCTCTGCAAGCTATAAAGATGAACAAGGGAATGATAAGAAAATTGAGGATCAGGAGAATATCAATGAAGCAATCAAGCTAGAGGCTCAGCAAAGAGCCTTTCAAACACAACTCAAAGAGCTGGAAGATCATCTTAAAGAAAAGATGGATAAATATAATGATGAAGCTCAGAAACTTGCAAAACTTTGGAGTGATAATACTCAAAAATATAGAGATGAACTCAAAAACAGAGAAAGAGATCTCGCTAATTTTGTAAGTACTGCTGAAAGTTTGATGGCGAGATTAAGAGCTTCAGGTTATAAGTGACATTCAGAAGGTGGATTCGTTGGGTTTGCGGATGGGGGGTATACTGGTATGGGTGGTAAGTATGATGTTGCAGGAGTGGTACATAAATGAGAGTGGGTTGCTCCCGCAAATATGGTAAATGCTCTCTGAGGAGTTTTCGCTGAGCTAGAGAGTGTGAGACAGGGGATGCAGAATATTCATACTCCGAATACTATTACTAATAAAAACCTGACTAAGACTCAGAATAATACAATTACCGTGAATAATGAATTTGATTTGAGAGGGTTTCTAGATCGAGCGAGACGGAAGCTATAATCAGATTCTTTTAATCTTTTTTACGAGAATACATGATAGGAAAGAGCTATAAACGAGATGGCCAAGCCATTGCACACAAAACCAAGGAATATCAAATTGGACTCACTCTTGTAAACTGGAGGAAACTTGATACGACCGATGAACAGAAAAATATTGAAGGTGCACACGGCATCAAGATGTCTCCTACGTATTCAAGGGGGAGAAAAATTGATATTGAGGGAATTATTATTGCAGACACGAGAGAAGCAACCTCTAAAGCGATGGATTGGCTAGATAGAGTCTTTGGATTACAAACTACAATTACAGACATACCAGAAAAAAAGCTTTTTACCGTTGTTGATGAACAAGATAGGGAGCGAAAAATTTGGTGCAAAATTAAGGATCCCATTGATTACAATATTCAAGAAGATGATTATATGGATGGAACAACAAGAAGCTTTAGAGTTAGTCTGCAGGCTGATGACGCTAGATTTTTCTCTGTTCAGGAGCAAATGGTAGATGGGAAAGAAGGAGTTTATGGAGGCTTCAAATTAGGCGTAAAACTAGGGAAAGCAATGAATATGTATTTCAATGAAGTGGAATGTTTAGGTAGTGGAAATGTAGGAAATCCTGCAAGAATCCAAATCATTGCAAAAGGGCAAATCAATGCCCCACTGACGATTAGAAAGAAAGGAGGTGAGTTTTTTGGTATTGAAGTTAATGCTGAAGCAGGAGATATAATTGAAGTTAATGCTGAGGCTAAGACAATCACGAAAAACTGAGTCAATATCAGCGAAAAAAGGATGCCATGATCAAGCTGGCCAATGATTTTTGGTACTACAATCTTCTTCCTTCAAGACAAAGATTGAGGACTGTATGAGTCAGATTTTGATGTAAAAATTTATTTTAGTAATGTTTTGCTCTAATGTTTATCTGCTATGTATATGAGAGATCTGGGGAATGTATCGCACAAATCGAAGACCTTGTAGGAATTGAGATTGAGCACGAAATGTCTGATATTTCCTCTGCGAGCATTTCCATCTTTCATGATAATCCGTATGCAAATCGTAGCATCCTCAAAAAGATGAATAAGGTTGTTATCAGACAAAAAATCTGATCTCAGGAATTTGAAATGTTCTCAGGGATTATTAGGGGAATCCAGGCAAGTCTTGAAGTTGTAAAGATCGTTCTCAATGATGAGCTCTGGATACTTTCAAGAAGGCTTACTCATAATGCCTACGAATATAGGAATGAAAGACTGGAAGTCATCCTTAAAAGAATTTGGGGTGATATGAATGCTGTAGCTCCACTCGGACTTGAATTTGTCTGCTCTGCTCCTGATCTTGTTCCTAAGAAATCTTATGGGAAGAAAACAACTTTGCTCTCAATTCTGAAGGACTGGAAAGAAAAGGGCTATGAATTCAGGCTTTTTGGAAGCAAACTCGTGTTCTGAAAAAAAGTGGGAAGAGATAGGACACAGGGGGAGTTCTATAAAGAGTATAGTTATGATACCAGAACTCCTGACAATAATACCATTCTCAAGGCAAGTATGCTTGATGATGCTCAAGAGATTATCAATGGGGTTGGCGACGAGAATAATATTTTCTCCAAATATCAGGAAAGTATTGATGAGTATGGATTTTTGGAGGAATCTGTTTCGCTTGAAGGGAAATCTGCTGAAGATTTTTTGCAGGAGGCAAAGAATGGGACACAAGTTTTTGAAATTGAAGGGAAAGTTGATAATTTTTTTGAAGTGGAGATTTGAGATATTGTTAAAGTCTTTATTCATAGGAATAATGATCTGATGAACTATGATGGATCAATGGAGGTAGTAGAGAAAAAATACGTCTGAGGGGATTTGCCTAAGATCTCGTATAAGTTTTCTTCCGCGAAAATTTGAAGGTTGAGCTTTATCAAAAAGCTCCAAAAAATGGAAGAAAGAATAAAAAAACTAGAGCAAAAATAAAAATGTCGTTGAGATTTGGGTAGTTTTGAATGTAAAAGCAAGTGTTTTTATTTTTACTCAATATTGTAATGAAGGAACTTATTGCAAAAATCAAGCAATATAATGCGGATATTGTGAAGCATTATGCTGCTAATGACAAGGATGCGGTTCTCAAAACGCTAGAAGATATTGCTCCAGTTCTCAAAGAACTTGAGCAGCAGCAGCCTGAAACTCCTAGCGAAACTGAGAATAAGGTAGAGAAAACTCTTGAAGAGGTAACAAAAACTCTTGAAGAGGTAAAAAAATATGCTGATCTTTATGTGTCAGCAGAAAATCTTCAGGCACTAAAAGAGGAGCTCAAAAACTTTACTGACGGAATCTCTGAAAAAATTAGCAAGCTTGAGCAAAGTGTTCAAGCGGTTACTGAAAGCGAAGAGGATTCTCAGCAACAGGAAGAGGTCCAAAAGACCAACAATCAGAAACGATGGTAAAAACCAGATTTTATTTTAATCTTAAAAGGAAACATGAAAACCTACGAAAAAATTAAAAAAGTCTTTGACTGAGGTAAAGATTCAAATCAGGTTCATCTTAATACTGAACAGGCTGATCGCTTTATTGATTATATCGTAAATCAGTCAGTAATCCTTCAGAAATTGAGGGTTGTTAGGATGGATACTCCAGAAAAATTAATTGCCAAAATTGGAATTGGTGATAAAATTCTTCATCCTGCTGGACACACGACAGGATTTACAGACAGGACAACCTCTAAAGTGAAGCCTGATCAAATCAAGCTTAAGTCTAAGAAGATGAGAGCAAAGTTTATCATCGGTGATGATGAGTTAGAAGATAATATCGAAGGAGATGATTTTAAGGATCATTTGATGCAGATGGCTGCTAAAGTGTGTGCTAATCAGCTTGAACAGGCAAGTCTCTATGGTAGATATATCGCAGATGATCAGCTAGAAAATAGCAACTGTGTAGATATCAATAATCAGGTGGATGGTTTCATTGCGAGAGCCTCTGTAATTGTTGATGCTGCAAGTAGTGGATATGCTGATAGAAAGCTTGATATTGATAAATTAACTGATCTTAGACTTTCATTGAAGCCTAAGTATAGAGCTACCCTTGAGACTATCATGGGAGACGATTTGATTGTGAGATACAAGAACAAGTATGCAAAGTCTCAAAATCAGGTTGAGTCTGATGGATATATGGGTAAAAAATTTATCAATGCTTCATTGATGTCTGTAGAATCTGCAGTCTTAAAGTCTGGAGGTGCTTCAACAAAGCTCTCAAAGAAAAATACTCAATGGGCTCAGGAGATTGAAGTTGTGAGTGCTGCAGGGATTGAGGTTGGAGATGCGATCTGTATTGGTTATAATACTCCACTTGAATTCTCTAGTGTGGTAAAGACTGTAGCTGGTAATAAGATTACCCTTGAAGATGCAGTACCTTACGAATATACTGGAAATGAAACCGTTCATGAGGTAACTCTTGATGGTTCTGAAATTTTAATGACTGATCCAAGAAATCTGATTCAAGGAATCCAGAGAGAAATCAAAATTGAGTTTGAAAGAGATGCAGAGCATGAACAAACTGCAATGTATATCTCCATCAGAACAGATTTTCAAGTTGAGAACAATGAAGCATTGGCTGTTATGAAGAATATCTCAACAAGGGCATAATATCTCTCATTATAAAAAAGAAATCTGGCTTTATGAGTCAGATTTTCTTTGTTAAAAATAAAAATGTCGTTGAGATTTGGGTAGTTTTGAATGTAAAGTTGGTATTTATTTTTTTATAGCAGAAAAATGGTTATTACAACAATTAAACTTGTCAACAATTCAAACAAGGTGTACAATGGAGTTAAACCAGGACAAAGTGTTAATGTCGAAAATCCAGAATTTTATTTAGTTAATGGATTTACAGTTATTGGAGAAGAGGATCAGACACCTGTTGATCCATCAGATGAAACTACCAACTATGCAAAGATGAAGCTTACTGATCTTAAACAACTCTGTGAGGATGCGGGTATTGAGGTTCCAGAAAATGCTAAAAAATCTGATCTTATTGAACTTTTAGGGAAAACTGAAACTTCACAAGAGGATCAGACACCTGTTGATCCATCAGATGAAGATTTACTTAATGAACTTGATTAATGACACTTGATGAGCTAAAAGAGTTTTTGAATATTACAAAAAATGATCAAGATAAACTTCTTGAGATGATGCTTGATCTAGCGAATGATATGATAGAGCAAGAGCTTGGATATAGCTTGACTGAGAAAGAATATACAGAGGCACTTGATGTTGAGAACACTTCAATGCTTTTTCTCAAAGCTCCGATTGTTGCTGTAAAATCTATCACAGGGGCAAAAGTGGACCATTGGTCAAAAAATGTCGTATATCTAGAGAAAAAAACAAGAGGTAGAGTGGTAATAAAGTATACATGAGGATTTGCTTCGCTCCCTAAATCTCTTGCTTTTGCTATGCTAAATCTCGCTAAAGAGTTGTATCAGATTCATAAAACTAATGGATTAGAGATTAAGTCAAAAAAAGTAGATGTACTCAGTATCACCTACTTTTCTCCCGAGGAACAGAAAAAAGGCTCAACAGCTAGAAGCAAGTCAGACTTAGTGTCCTTATTGGCTCCTTATAAGCTTTTATATTATACTGCGCTATAATGTCGCTCCTTTCATCTTTTAGCTCAGATTTTAATCGTGATATGGAGATTTTTTCTACGAATGAAGAGATTGATTCTCTTGGACAGAGAAAATTGAAATATCAAAAAACTTGAACTGCTCTGGGTATTTTGTTGCCGAAAGCAGAGAAATATGATCAGTTCTCAACAGATAAACAGTGAGGGAAGAATGGAATTGTTTATGACACTTTTTCTTTTACTTTTAGGTGCGAATTCGGGGTGATAATTAAAAAAAAGTATAGATTGAAAGATCAATATTGAACTTGCTATGAGGTTAAGAGGGCCTTTCCTAGTCCGTGATTTGGAGGAGATGATCATTTAGTTTGCTATCTAGAGGAGTGTGATGGGATTCCAATTAACTAAATCGGCATTTGAAGATCTTAAAAAAGCTCTAGATGGAGCCCTGCTTGATGCGGTAGTAGATCTCACCGCTCAGATAAAAAATCACCTTGTTCCTAGAAGCGAAAATCAACCAACGCCTAAAAATCCTGAAGCTCCAGTAACTGGAAATCTAAAAGATGCTACTACACGAGAAAAATCTTGAGAAATGAGGTACCGTATCGGAATAGACGCTAGTAGGTCGCACACTGTAGGAAAGAAGAAAATCAGGAAAGTTAAGCCTGTGGACTATGGAGAACATCTAGAATTTGGTACAAAGTATATGCAGCCTAGAAGCTTTCTAAGGAGAGGGAGTATTGAGTTTAAGGAAAGATTCTTTCAGATCGTAAAAAAGGGTTTTTTTAGGAGATTTGGAAGGAAATAAACAGATTTTTATTTGTATTTTTAATAGGACGCATGCAAAGACTATGAAACCTAAACTGAGAGAACATAACCTATGACCACGATATTAGTGGACTTATCAGAGGGCTTACAGATTGAGGAGTTATTGAAGGAGGAACTGTTGTAGGAAATAAGCTCCAACCTGTGCAAGCTATTGTTCCGCTAGTGAGATCTAACGGACAAAAGATTCTTGCTTTTTTTGAATCTGACGAAGTGATTGATCTCCCTACTACTGGAGATTATAAGGTATATATAGAAGTAGATCAGAGTAAGATTGATTTTGGGGGAAATAACGCCGAAGATGGTACAGGAATAGCGAGCATAAAAACCTGACCGACGCTTCCTAGTCAGAATTTTCTTCTTTTGGCTACAGCTACTGGAGGTGTCGTAAAGGATGAAAGAAACCTGATCCCCAAGGTTGGTCAGATCGCTCAGAGAACCACTACCCTAGAGTCAAAAGTAGAGGCTCAAGAACAGAAAGTGGGGAAGCTAGAGGAGGCAGGAGCTCCTGATCATTTATCAATCAAGGAAATCATAGGGGAAAAATATAAGGCTTCTGATTTGTTGACTAGAGCATATCTTCCCTTATCTGCTAATTCAGATATTCATCTTAATTTTGGAGAAACTGCAACGAATAAAGAACTACATATACAAAGAATATCTAGCGGACATACAGACAACAAAATCAAAGTTAAACTAAAAAAAACCTGAAATCCAACCTCTAATGTTACGATAGAGGTCAGAAAAGGAGTAAAAGTAGAGAGTGGAGATATTGTATATCGGTATGGTGGAGAGGTGTTAGCGACCGCCACTATTCAGGCGAATCAGATTACTACCAGCCGAAAAGAATTCACTGCGAACTTAAATAAAAGTCCATTGTTAGCAAGAGGAGAGCTCTATTCTATTGTTATTAAGTGTCAAGGTAGTGTATATCATAATGCTGATTTCTATCAAATTGCCTGCTCTGGTGAACGATCTGAGGCATTTTGTGCTGTACAGGTAAATGATAATTCCAGAGTCAGAACAGACTATATGCCATATTGTGAGAGCTCTATGTTCCTAGATTATTGCCTAGCAAAAAGGAGTGATGCTACCAAGGAGACAGTGTTGGAAGTAATTAACTTGACTGGGAGCAGTTCTTATGAACACTATTTTACTTTGACTGAGGATAATCAAAAAATTGCTATCCACTCTACATGACGAGAGATAGAGCGGGTTTATTTCTATAATGGTGGAACTCAAATATGATCTATGTGATATTGAGCATCAGGGAGTGTAGAACTCTCGGCGAAAAAATGAGATACTATTAGAATTCAGATCAGAGTAAGAGTTGCCTCAGGAGTTAATATTACAGTCTATCGTAGGCTTAAAAAACCGTGTCCAAAAATTCTCCATCCTAAGGAGATAAAAAATGTTGGAGAGGTGGTAGAATGCACAATATATTGACTACATAATAATATATTCGTCTGAGATCAGATAGATACAACACCAAGCTTAAGTGCAACAACGGGAAGATTAACACTAGGTAATGCTGTAGCATTCTTCTCAATCATAGGAAATGACGGCAAGACCTATAAATTTCCGGTCTATTGAGCGTAATTTTATATCTTATAGCATAACACATGATAACAGCAATCTGAACTCACCCAGACGGAACAAAATTCCGAGCTGATCCACGCAGACTTCATACCTACTCTAACTGTCACATTGAATACAGAGAACCCACTGAAGAGGAGATCAAAGAACTCAGGATTCCTACCGTGATAGTAACAATTCTAATTCCACAGATGGCTCTCTTTAAGGCTCCATCTCTAGAAAAAAAACTTGATCAGATGATTAAACTCTACGATGGGTTGGAAAGGTTTACGAGAGATTGAATGATCCATCTCGGGAATATCAATATTGATGATCTTGCTCTGTATGTTACTAAGGAAGAATACAACGAGCGAAAAGGGGTTTGAGTAACCTTTGATCCTGCTGATAAGCTAGAAGCTTTATATTCTGACAAGAAAAAGAATGAAGAAGCTTCTGCATAGCCTCATACTCCTGATCGTAGCCTTGGCTCTGGCTCTGGTATTACTACCGCTGGGGCTATTATGGACACTAGGAGAAATCTGATTCAGGTTTTTCTTTCCTTCCTGAAATTCTGCGAGCAAGAAGGGACTCTGATACTTAGGTGGGATCTTCCGTAGTGTAGCTATTGGAATAGACCAGATAGGGAACTCAGTATGCCGTGATCTCTTCAATCGCTGCTTGATAACTTCGAGCTGATACAAGTTCTGAAAGGTGCAGGAGACAATCTCTTCCGTACTGGGGAAAAATCAAGAAACCTGAACTCTGACTTGTCTTTGAGCTATTATCGTTAAGCTCTTAGATACCCTAGACAAAAACCACTGTAAAGACTCAATCCAATACTTTAACTCTTAATTCTTATTCAAAAAATGGTACTAGAAAATGAAATAAAATCAGCTTGAGAGACTGCTATAAGTCTTACCAGGACGGAAAGAGGGACTTTCCTTGCAATTATGGCTGTGGCTCTAATTTGTATAATCTTCCTTGTGGTATACTTCTTGAGCTCTATCAATTGAATAGTAGCAGACCATAACAGAGCTCTTGCAGAGCAAAGAAAGGAATTCATAGAAGCTCAGAAAGTGAGAGATGCTGAATTTGTCGCAGCGATTTACGGATTCAAAAATTGAGAGAAACCTACTAGGTATTAGATAGTTTTTATCTTCTATTCATATCATCATGCAGGAATTACGAAAAAACAAAGCATTTAGAACATTGTGTCGGCAAGTATTCAATGCAGGGGTAGCATTCCTAGCGACATCTCTAACAGGTATTAAAGGAGATCTTCAGGTTGTTATTATTGGACTTGCAATGCCTGTTCTGAATATCGTCACTAAGTGGATTAACACCAACTACTTCTGAGATTTGTGAGCACCAAAAAAGCCTGAATAAGACTCAGGTTTTTCTTTTATTTTTTATGTATAAAATCATGTACAGACGACAATGACTTAAGGCAATCCCTAATCAAAGAGATGAAGCTGCTTGTACTGCTTTCGCTTTGTGTTCAATTATCAATGGATTCAAGGATCCAAAGTACAAAGCTGAGGGGCTAGAGCGAGAGTATCTGAATGGATCAGATTTTTTTGCTCTTGTAAATTCAAAATATCCAGAAGATATCCAAGGACCATTGACTACCACTCAAGCTCTTGTATATGCCAAAGAAATGGGGTACATAAAAGAATATACAAGCTTTAAGCTAGAACAAATCAACTACGAGATATTCAAATTGATGCTCAAGGCTGGGGCTTTGTTACTTCTCAATGTAAACAAAATTGACCGAGACAAGATTTCGGCAAGCAATCCAATAGCTCAATACGCTCAAGGGGGTGTTCCTCATGCAGTAGCCTGTGTAGACTACGACGATGAGAATAAAGTCATCAAAATTCTGAACTCTCGAGGAGAAGAGTTTTGAGACCGTGGATACTTCTATATCAGAGCTGAAGATATTCCTCAGATGGTATCTTGGGCAAATCTCGTAGTGGATGCCGATGATAAGGAAAATATGGCTAAGCTCAATTATAGGAATATGCTAAGTAAAGCCATAAAAATTCTCTCAGCTCAGCGAAAATACGGTACTGAGGATGAGCAACAGGCGATGAACTTTGCAAACTCTATGTTACGTAAAGTATGCCTCAATCAGAATCATCAGTACAATATGGACAAAAAGAAGGCAGTAGATTTCATAAATAAATATTTTTAGATTCTTAGATAATACAAGATGAGACCATGGTTAAAATTCAAAGAAGCTTGGTTAGGCAAGCGTATAGACTATGATGGAGGTTATTGATTCCAGTGTGTAGATCTAGCAAAGCTGTATCTTGAGCGGCTAGGATTTGGGAAAATTAAGCCGCTTGGAAATGCTAAGCAAGTGTCTCAGGCCGAACTCTTCGCCACTGGACGAGAGAAGATTGTCGGTACAGATGACCTCATGCAGTGAGACATAATCATCAGAACTCAGGATAAATATGGGCATATTGCTATTGTAGATCGTATCGTTGGCGGAAAAGTGTTTGTACTCGAACAGAACGGCTCTGGTAAAAACTCAGGATCTGGTATATGAGATAATGCTATTAGAATCCATGCCTATCCGTTGAAGTGGTATGATATGGTCTTAAGGTGCCCTAAGATATTTGATAATCTTCAGCAGGAGAGAGCTGCTATAGAAAAAGCTCTCAAGCAAAGGAGAGCTGATGTAGCTCGTGGGGTACCAGGAGCAGAGCAGAGGCTAGCAGTGACGCTAGATTATCAAAGGAGTATTAGATATCAGAAGAAATCAGGCTAAAAAGTCTGGTTTCTTTTCTTTTTTACAAAAAAACCGCAGCTAGTATGTGAGTCTGCGGTGTACAAAGTGATTGTAAGTGTAGGGATTATTGTGAGGATTTCAAGAGGTTATTGACTAGCTTTGCGGTCTCTGCAAGCTCCTTATTGGATGCATGCAAATAGCGGGTAGTAGTCTGTATTGAGCTATTCAGAATTATTCTTCTATTTTCTCTGTACCTCGAGGATTGATAATCCTTCCCCTATTCTCAGGTTTCTCTCCATCTGCCAAGTAAGCAGTTCTTGTGAGTTGTTTTTTGATAGTATAGATATCTTGGAATGGATAGGGTATCCCAACTACAAGCTCTCGCTGATCGAGGTAGTCTTGAGTGTATCTTACCTTATCTCAGGGTTTGAAATCTGATTTCATTCTCTTTTTTCTAATCTACTAAAACAAAATTCTCACTCACTCAGAATTTCTCAGCAACCTCTTTGCGAGTAAGCTGAGTAGGTACTTTGCGAGCATATCTCCAAACTTCTACATCATGAGACTCGCCAAATTGAAATCTTTCGTTACTTCCGCGTTCTACGACAACATAAGGATCTATAACATTTCAAGGGATTTTTAATAAAAAAATCCTCTTTCTTCGCCTTCAATCCTCGTCCCCTACCTCAATTTCTTCTCAATACTTAAACTCAGGTTCTTCTGGAACGAGTTCAATTACTGATTCGTGATAGTTCGGGTATGGCGAGGTTATAACAGAATTATCAATTTTTTCTATAGGGAATCAAAACACTTCTTGCTTATCAATTTTTACTCCTGCTAAAATCTTTGCCCATAAACAATCCCTTGTAAGCCTTACTTTGTCTCCTACTTTAAATTGCATGTTATAATAATATTATCGATTAAAAACTGTCCCAGTTCCTCCTCAGGAATCAGTGAGGATTCTAGGAGTCGGTATTGATGATTATGAGCAAACCATCATGTATTCAATCAGACTTTAGATACATTCTCTCGGAATTTTTCATTAGTCTTTTTATATAATTTATTCCTACATACAAATTGCCATAAGCCAGAACCGAATGATGATATATCTCTAATGCTCATTTTTTTATCATCAGAAAAAAAGTCATCAGGGGTTATTATTATAGCGTTATTTACTACATCAATTCTGGTTGTTTCTTCCCCGAACGGCTTTCGCCCTCTCCGTATCAGAGAGTTAAGAAGATTCTCTAATTCTTTCATCTGTTTATAAAAAAAGAAATAAAAGTCTGAATTATGATTTTGGTATCAGTGAATATACGAAATCTATGCAATCATCATACTGTCATTCAATAGGTTCTCTTTCTTTAGATCGTAAATCAATGAGCTTAGATCTATCACTATGAAACCAAGAATGATTGTTCCAATATTTTTTTCTGATGTAATACATAACATCTCCAATCATCACTGGATGACCAATGATTTCTTTGATTTCCTCTTTGGACTCATCTCCACGCAAACGATAGAGAAAAGTACCGTATCCATTATACGGTGGCTCGATCCTCACGTAACATCACGGAGTAAGCTCCTTATTCGCCATCTCTTTATAGATGGCTTCTAGTTTTTTCTCTCTGGTCATTGTGATTTTTTTGAAGATAAAATTTTTTCAAGCATTGCTTTGGCTTCGGTTCTGATATTCATTCTGTCTGCAAGCATAGAAAAGACTTTGTCTTTATCTTCTTGAGATAAGTAGAATAAGGATTCTTGAATATAAGTTCGTATTTTTTCAGTCATACCATATAGGCGACTCCAACGATCTCGTGAGAATTTTTTATCTAACATAATCCATAAGTAAAAGGGTTAAAACTCTGAATAAGTTAAAAAAGTGGTGGTAGTCAGCATTCTTCTCTTTCAAATCCATCAAGCCATAGCAGACACTGAAACAGCTTTTTGAACTCCTCAACGAAGCAGTCTCCTGAAGTGTTATCTATCCCTATCCGTAGCTGCCCTTCCTTGAAGTAGTATAGCCCTTTGTTTTTTCTGCTTTCTCGCCTTTTCTCGTTGCTTATGAGCTTTTCTGCTCTTTTGGGGGTGATTTTTATTGGTTCCATGGTGTTAGCTTTGCAAAATTAAACCGATAAGATTTCTGATGAGCATATTTTTTTCCATTTCTTCTTCGCAGTTTTTCATTTCTTTTTCGGCTTGGTAATAGCCATATTCTGCATTATTATATTTGTCTATGTATTCTTGATACTTAGCTTCTAGTTCTTCCCCTTCGGGCTCTCAATTCTCCAAAAATTGTAAAATCCAACTAATCCTTTCCCTATCTTTATATCCAAAGTCTATTGGCATTTTACCTCGTCTCATAAATTTTTCCAATCATTCCAACTCTCGTTCAGAGAATCGTTTTCTTTTATTTTTTATGCTTTTAAGAATTTTCGTCACTCTTTCTCTAGGATCTTCCCACATTTTTCTTGTTATAATAAAATAAAACTGACTAATCTTTTTTAAAGAAAGTACGGTTCATAAAACCGATATTATCAAAAATATCTTTTATTGCCTGAACAAATAGCTCTTCGCAAACCTGAAATCAATCATCGTAATCTTCTAAGTCGGCACTAGAAACCGGTTTTACTCATTCAGTCTTTTTTTCTTTTTTTAACTCTAGATACCTATTAAGAACTCAATTCAGAATCTGATTTGTTCAAAATGCACCAGAATATACCCAACCTCATCTTTCTACGAGGGTTTTTTTAAGTTCTTCAATTTTCATGATATGATCAATAAAAAAATAAAAGTTAAAAATCTGATTATTGTTTGACTAGCTCTGGATTCTCATATATGTTACCAATAATCGCAAGATGGTTATCGGTATCTTTATATGCGAATTGTCAGTAGCGGAAAGTATAATCTGAGGAGTTCTTTATTCAGTTTACCTCCTTAATTGACGAGCAGTTGAACTGAATATCTGGCTTAAGTTCTACGACAGCAAATCTCCACCACTTCCCATTACTCTTATCATCTCGCTTAACAATATCTCACTCGTAGATATCTCTTCCGTTCTTGTCTCTCAGTCAGGTGGATTGCATAACGACACAATCATTATGCTTTCATCATTGTATTCCTATAGTCCTATTTATGCCATTTACTCACAGCATTCAGTCAAAGCTCCAAGAGGCAATATGATTTAACTCATCTACTTCTAGCATTTTTTTATCATTGAAATGCCAAGCTCTGAATTTTATTGGTCTCATAGCGTAATAATAAATTAAATAAAACTGATCTAATCCAATATTTTATATCATTTCGTAGTTTGTTTGATTTTTTTGAAAAAAAATTCTGTATCTAAGTGATATATTTCTTCTCCTTCCCAGAATTTTTCATTAAATCAACTAAGATTACGGACAAATATATCATCTATTATCTTACTTTTTTTGGCTATTCTTAGCCCCTTAAGAGCTATATATAAAGCCAATTCATTGGGGATTTTTTCTGGAACTGGAAAACAGAAATAATAGTAGGCAGTTCAAAAAGTAAGCAAGTCATTACTAGCCCACGAGACAATACAATTGAGATGCCCCTTGAATGCTGGGGCTGTATTGTTTGAATATTCTATGGTTAATGGTTTCATCTTGTATTAGGTATCTTCATAAAAACTAGTCGTATTGTCGTTCCATTCCTACCGCTCCTTGTTCCGAAAAGTGGAGTATAGTCTATAGACTTGAGGACTTCATAGAGCTTTACTTGGCACTCGTTCCGCTTAAAAACTAGAGTACCATACGGCTCAAGCACTCTCATACATTCACGGAATCCTTGTCTCAGGTCATCCTTCCAAGTATCCTTATTCAGTTTCCCATATTTACCTCTTAACCGAGACTTCTCTCCAGCATTCTTAAGATGCGGAGGGTCGAATACAACAAGCTTATAAGAATTATCATCTCTTGGTATGTTCCTGAAGTCGGCCACGAAGTCTGGATCCACCTCAAAGTTAGGTCTTGCTGGAATGAATCAGGCTTCTTCTCTCCTTATGTCCATATACTCAGCTAATGGATTCTCCTTATCTCGCCGAAATGTTCTACCTCCACAGCAGACATCTAGTATTTTTTTCATTCTGATATTAAATCTAAATCTCCAGAGGGAGAGCTTTAGGCTCTCACGGCTTAGCCTTCCTCTGTATAGAGCCTAGCTAAGCTAGGCAAAATATGTTAACCTACAATAGTAGGAATCTAGAATTAAGCCCCAGACGGGATTTGAACCCGTATCACACTATGCCCGAAGAACGGGAGTATTTATCAGCTTTATCCTATTTTTTTAAGCTACTGGGGTACACCCCCTAAAAAAGGGGTAAAAAATCTGAATATTAATGTAGTTCATAGATATTTGTCTGTGCAAGTAACGTTGGCTTGCTGTTATCTACGAGCTGTATCGGAGCATCCACACGATAATAAGGCAAACAATTCTGACTTACTTTGCTGTTATCATTGGTATCTAGAGCTCTATATGTTCCTGTATGAACACTCTTCAGCTGATAGCCTTTTTTCATATGATAACCTATTACCTGTCGGACATTCTCCCTAGGAGCTCAATCAATAGTGACTGGATTCAGAAATGCGATATAGCTTCAGATTTCTAGTTTTCTTGTTCTTTGCTTGTATTCTCTATCTTTAGCATATCAGCTTTTTTCTCTGTATGTTTTTTTCATCTCGTTTCTGCAAGCCTTACAGTTGGAAGTTCTCCCTGTAGTCGTTCCCTTGGTCCTTGCAAACTCGTCTCGGAGCTTAAACTTACCGCAAACTGTGCATATTCTCCCATTTGCTCTTACCTCGGTCTTAATCTTTCATTTTCATAGGAGAGATTTCGTAGTTATCGCTTCCTCCTTAGAGTATCAGTATCTAACTACACGATTCATGAATACTGTATATTTGCACTTCTCTCATTCATAGGAACGATACCAAGCCAAGAGTTCTGGATATTTTACATTATGATCTCCTCATGCCATCTCCTATTCAACTACAGATAAAGTAATACCAACCTTCTCTACTCCTAGAGCCTTAAGGTCTACGAGCTTTTTGGTGGCTTCTCAGTCTATTTTGAACTTGATTTCTTTGAAATCTAGTGAGCGGATAGCAAAACCCTTAAAGCTGAATTTCTGGTAGGATTCATCTTTGATCAATTGCTCATCCTCTTTAGGTGGATGGATATCAATCCGATAGATTTTCTCTAATCTTTTGAGCTCTTCGCTCAATTTTACGAGGAGAATATATCCTTCTCCTACTTCGTAGCCGAACTTTTTGATTTCGGCGGTTGTTTTGGTTTGCATACTATAAATAGCATAAAAGTTAAATATGACAGTCATATACTGATAATAGGGTATCTTCTGGAAGCTCTTCTAATAATTTTTTGAATTCTGATGCTCGATCTTTAGGAGATTTTCTGTCAGATACTGCTCATCGTCGCCCCATTTCTCCTTCTTGATATCGAACTCCATCTTTTATAACCGCAAAGGTATAAAATCATGGACAAATGCTTTTAACATATTCTTCGACTGAGGTGAATCACTCAAAATCTTCAAGTAAGGTATCTCGGAAACTGATATTTAGTTCTTCACATTTTTTATAAAACTCCTTTACCTCTTCTTGAGCTCCATAGATATCTCTAGCATTCTTGATATTCTCCTTATATTGTTCCACTAAATCCTTCCGCTTTTGTGGGACAATAGGAAACTGATTATTATAAGCGTCAAATAATGGCTTATAGAATCAGATTTCTTTTTCTAATTTCGATTTATACATTCATTCAAAATCTATATCTCATTTCCTTGCTTTAGAACATTTCCTTTCTCTTTTTAACTTTTCAATTTCGCTAATTGGCGTTAAAAAAGAGAAGTCTCACATATTTTTTTCATCAAATTCTACATCTTTTTTTAGTGAGAAAATTCCACCTCGTCTACCTCATAGTTGATACCAGTCCCATTTTGCATTGGGATTACTTCGGAATCCTCAATCTTCGTCTGGAATAATTCAGGATTTTTTAAAATCTTCTTCGGTATCAAATCGATGCTTATTTCAATCTTTGTCATAAACACAGTATTTGAGGTATTCTTTGGGACAATCGTCCATATTATTCTCTTGGAATGGTGCTAATTGTTTTTCTGGGTTATCTCAGATAACCATAACCGTAAAATGTGACATACTATAAATCTATAAAAATATAAATCTCTTCTTTGCTACCTCACTACAGCTCTTCCCTCTAATTTTCCTCTTAGGTCAGTAGAACTTAGTTCCTCATTTCCGCTTAGAATAACAGACAGAAAGCTGATAAGTTCGGTCGTTCCGCTCTTCCTCCAATGGTTCTCAATGTCGGCGGATATTGAGCTGACAAAGTCAAAAGCTCTTTCCACCATCTCAAACGGCTTTCGGATTCCATAAGCCATTCTCACATTCAATCAGCGAGACAAAATCCAATCCTCAGAGATCGTAAGCTTCTGCTACCATTCTTTGTCTAGGGTCATCAGGAGAGAAGCCTGAATGCATAATCCTACCTGTTGATAGCGATGCTTCCGCTTGAGTCTCAATCTGAATCTCAGGGAGAGAGTCAGATTTTTTATCTGGTAAAGAGCTACCAATCAGAGGGAGAGCTACCAATCAGAGGGAGAGCGAGAGTGTTAGTAAAGTTATCATTTGTGTATTCAGGATAAAAACTAGTTAATCTTCAGTTCTTTTTCGTTATCAATTACTTTGATAACTCCAGCATATCTCTCTTTTTCTTTCTTATCCAAAGAATTATACCAGGTCTTTATCTCCTCCTGAGTTCTTTTTTCTTTTTTGTACTCAAGGAGTTCTTCAGGAACTCAAATTTCAAGCAATTTCGCCTCTTCTTCTTTTGATAGCGAAGCGACATCAATGGAAACAGAAGCTTTGATATTTTGGCTCATAATTGCCTTGAGCTTCTCTTGGTCCGCCACAGGATCAAGAGCAAGGACAAAGTTTTTAAGTCTGAACATTTCGTGAGGAAGCTTGTCCTCATCAATTACGGTCTTTGCTCTCTTAGTTCCTAGGTAGATTACTCCGTTTTGGACTGATATTTTATGTTTTGCATCAGATCCTAGAGCTCAGAGAATATACATTAGATAAGCATCTAGCTTTCTGATTTCTGCTTGATGAGATTCGTTGCTCTGCTGCAGAGCTGCAATCTCCTCGTTATTAGCTGCAATATAGCCTTGCTTTTTTCTTCTTTGTCCTAAGACAAAGTTGATTTTTTCTTCAGCTGCAGTTCTATTCGCAGCTACTTGGTTTAATAGTTCTTGTTTGATATTCGCAACATCCTCCTCAGAGAGTCCGTGGAGTTCTCTGAAGTCGCTATGATCAAGGTTTGAAATGTCTAATTCTAGACTAGAGATTTGGTTTAGTATTTCATTCGTTTTCATCGACTAATTTTTTAAAGGATAAATTTTCTTCCTCAGCTTCTCTGAGGTCTTTGCCTACTCTGTAGAGCTGGATGCTACCATAGCACACAACACCTGCAGTAACGATCGCATAGTATCGAGCTGTTCAGATATTATGCTCAATTACGTCCAGCCTGAAGGACTGGTAGAATACCATCCCAACTACGACCATCAGTCAGCCATAGAGTGCATGGAGTCAGATTTCTTGTCCTCTGGCATACTCCATTACATCACCTATTAGCTTAACAGCTAGGGCTTGGCGATATTTCACTCGTTCGAGTTCTTCGGAGAGCTTTTTGCTCTCGTTTTTGTCTTGTTTTTCCATTCTACAAAATTCAAAATAAAACTGATTTAATCTTGTCGAGCCTTGTAAGGATCACGAGGTGGGTAGGATTTATAGATTTTCTCCCACCTCTGTTCCTTTCAGTTCCATTTTCTCCAAGCATACAATCTCTTAATCTTGGAGAAATCTGGTTTTTTAGGCTCTTTGAGTTGCTCACACAAGCGGTCAACTTTCGCTTGTGTGGCTCTAAGAGGAGAAATCATCCTCCATTAGAGCCTCTTGTTGAGCATCTAGCTCCTCATCGGAGCTCATTTCTTCAATCTCTCTCCTGTGATTCTCAGGCTCTAGAGCTATAGTTCCATTAATTCTTCACTCGATTTCAGGGATAAGTCTATCTACAAGATTCAAACAGTCTCTGAAAGTTGGAGCGAGGTGCTGTGCACTAAATGCTACTTGAAAAGCGGTGAGCACAATAGCAGATTTTGGGTCTTGTGCGAAGCTCTTCTCTTTGACTTCTTTCCATTTTTTCCCTTTTTCTACTTCTTCATACTTGACGATTTGCCCCACCTTAAAGGCATCTTCTCTCTTTTTTCAGAGAGTGATATACTCTCAATTTTCTAATCTAAGAGTGATATAATACAGTTTTCCGTTCGCTCATTCTCGAATTTTTGTCTTGGTAATTTCTAAGATTTTTGAAGTTTTCATGATTGTTAGTTTTTAGATTCTAAAATTAATTTTCTGAACTTAACCTTTCTATAATGTTTAGAAGAATGTCCATATTGATTCTCGCACCCTCTTTTTTTCTTTTGTCCACTTCTGATTGGACTCTATTTCTCAAAGGAATGTTTTGAATATTATGAAGGATATAATTATCAATTTCGTCAATTTTCTTTTTAATAATTCTCTTGATAGCACTTTTAGAAAGTAGCTCATCCCCAAGATCAAGGAACTTATCAGAATTTTTAAGAAGTTCTTGGAGTTCTTCCTTACTCTCTGCAGTAGGGATCAATTCCCCATCAAAAGTCTCAATATAGACCAATTCTTTATAAACTTTTAGAGAAGTATTCATCAGTTTTTTTATCAAGATTAAAGCTTTTTAACTGCTCTTTGTGGCTTAATTTTTTGGAACTCAGCCTTGCAAATCTGCATCAAAGAAGCGAGATTGCGATAGATGAGTTCAGGGCTTGCAATCTTAGTAGCGTGATATTCATTCTCAGAGATAATCTTCAGGATCATCTCCAAGGTAGATTGCCAAGTGAATCTGCCCTCTTGAACAGAAGTCAGCTTTTGCAGTTTTTTGATCAAGTGATTTGCAAACTGCCTTTGCTTTGCATCGCTTCCGTTTACAATTCCACCGTTGTAAGATTTAATCAGATCAAGACATTCATTGATACCAGGATCGCCGTAAACTTCTTTTTCTTTTTTGGCGGAATTTTTTTCTTTTTCTTCTCCTAAATTTTTTAATGAAGAAGAAATTTTTAAATCAGATTTTTTTTCCTGTTTTGTATCCGTTAGGATACTTTCTTCGTTAGAAGAAAGAGTATTATTTCTTGTAGTATTATTATCTTGTATTATTATGTTGCAGTTTTCTGCAAGGGGGGTCTTGCACTTTTCTTCAATACCCCCTTGCACTCAAGTGCAAGACGGGTCTTGTGTTTTTCTGCAAGTAGTCTTTATGGTTTTTTTGAGCTCCTTGAGTTCTCAAACATAAATTCTACGGACAAATCAGCTCTCATTTTCTCTACTGACTTGCAGGTATCATTTTTTCTGCATATCAGAGATTGTTTTACTGACTCGTGTCGGATCTTTATTATACAATTCTGCAAAGTAAGAATTACCAGCGTAGCAGTATCACTCCTTATTCGTTAAGGCTGTGATCTCTGCATAGAGAATCTTCTGAAGACTGGTAAGGTCTTCTGCATATCTGACATCCGCTGGCAAAATAGCATAAAAGCTCGGTTTATCTACAACCAT